CTTCGGCCTCTCCTTCGTCCGTGACAGCGGGGAATCCGTCCTCGTCGAGACCGACGACGCGAAGGTCCGCGGCTGGCTGGAGCGCCAGGCCAAGCGGGCAGGGGAGTGAGCCTGCCACCCGCCCCGTAGCCCTCCAGGAGATCCGCCGTGAACCAAGCCAAGCAGCAACTCGCCACCGTCGAAGATCACCCGTCCGCACCGATCGCCGTCCAGCCGGCCGAGGGCGCCGCCGTCCTGTCCATCATCGAGCGGATGGCCCGGGACCCGAACATCGACCCGGACCGCGTCGAGCGGTTCCTCGTCATGGCCCGCGAGGACCGGGCCGAGCGGGCGCGCATCGCCTTCAACGCCGCGATGTCCGCCTGTCAGGCCGAGCTGCCGCGGGTCCTGCGCGACGCCCGCAACACGCATTCCGGGGCCGCCTACGCCCGCCTGGAGAGCGTCGCCAAGGCCACGGCGCCGATAATTGCCCGGCACGGCTTCTCGCTGTCGTTCGACACCGAGCCCTCGCCGATCCAGGGCAACCTCCGCGTCACGTGCACCTGCGCTCACGAGGCCGGGCACGAGCGCGCCTATCACCTCGACCTCCCGCCGGACACGGCCGGCGCGCAGGGCAAGGCCAACAAGACGCCGATCCAGGGCATCGGGTCGACGATCACCTACGCGCGCCGCTACCTCGTCCTGCAGGTGTTCAACATCGCGCTGACGAACGACCCGCACGACACGGACGGAGCACCCGCCGGCGGCAGCGACGACGTGATTAGCGATGAGCAGGCCGAGCAAATCCGCGGGCTGCTGACGGAGCACAAGATCCCGCCGGATCGGCTGCTGCGCTTCTTCGGCGTCGAGAGCGTGCCGGACCTGCCGGCCGCCCGGTTCGACGAGGTCCTCGCTTCGATCAAGACCACTGTGGCCAACCGCGCCCGCCAGCAGGAGGGCCGCTGACATGGCCGATATGCGGCTGACCTTCGTGCGCCAGATTGAGCGTCGCTCCAGCGACGGGCGCCTGATGGGGCTGTTCCGCTGCTCGTGCGGCGCCGAGACTGAGGTTGCCATCGGTCGGGTGAAGTCTGGCACGACCAAGTCCTGCGGCTGCCTCCGTCGGGAGATCCCTCCGAACACCCTGAAACACGGCAGGCATGGATCGCCGGAGTATAGCTCATGGACATCCATGAAGCGGCGCTGCTTGGACGCAACCCATAAAGATTTCGCTCGATACGGCGCGAAGGGGATCACGGTCCATCCCGAGTGGATCAACTCATTCCAGGCGTTCTTCGCGCACATCGGCGAGCGGCCGTCGGGCACAACGCTCGACAGGATCGACGGGAGACGCGGGTACGAGCCCGGGAACGTGCGCTGGGCAACGCCGAAAGTGCAGGCACACAACCGCGCCAGTCTAGTCTTGGTGAGGACTGCCGGCGGGATCGTGCCCGTCATCGAATACGCCAGAGCACTCGGGATCAGTGGCGGCGCGGCTCTGATGCGCCTCCGTCGTGGAAAGCTGGAGGGCGCGACCTATGCCTGAGATGATCCAAGGGTCTCCCGAATGGTTGGATGCGAGGGCCGGGAAGGCCACGGCCTCGCGCATCTATGACGTCCTCGCCGTGAAGAAGGACGGTAAGCCGACCGCCGAGCGCGAGCGCTACCTGATGGAGCTCGTCGGCGAGCGGCTGACGGGTCTCACGACCCAGCACTACCTCACCGGCCCGATGCTGGAGGGCTCCGAGCGCGAGCCGCAGGCGGCCGACGCCTATGCCTTCCTGCACGGTGTTGATGTCGACCAGATCGGCTTCGTCGAGCACCCGAGCATCGCTATGGCCGGCGCCAGCCCGGACCGGCTTGTCGGCGATCTCGGCCTCGTCGAGATCAAGTGCCCGACCCTCCGCACACACCTCGACACGCTGCTCTCGGGCGCGATCCCGGACCAGTACCTGCCGCAGATGCGCTGGCAGATGGCCTGCACGGGCCGGAAGTGGTGCGACTTCGCCTCCTGGCACCCGAGCGTGCCGCCGGCCCTGCGCCTGTGGGTGAAGCGCCTCCACCGGGACGACGAGCAGATCGCGAAGGACGAGGCGGCCGTGCGCGCCTTCCTCGCCGAGGTCGATGCCCGGGTAGCGCGTCTGCTCGGCACCGATCAGGCGGAGGCGGCCTGACATGGCGCACGCTCTCTCCACCGCCGACATGCTGCGCCTCGCCCTGACGGCCGAGACCGCGGCCCGGGCCAGCCTCGCAGCCGCCGGGATCCTCAACGCCTGCTCCGAGCGCTCGACGCTCCGGGCAACCACCCGCGTGCTCGACGAGGGCAAGGACTTCGTCGCGATCGCAGCGCTCCTGGCGACGCTGGGCCAGCACTGGGACGTGATTGGCCCGTTGGTCGCCGCGCTCCAGAACGGTGACCGCGTCGAGATCGAGGAAGCCGCGCCCGTGCGCGTCAGAGGGGAAGGGCGGCCGACGCTCTCGCTGGTGGCGCGATGACGACGGCCCAAGTCTTCTGCCTCGGCGCAGGCCTCGCCCTGCTCCCGTCCGTCCTGGGCGTGATGCTGTTCACGGTCAGCGTGCTCCGCCGCGATCGCCACGAGGGCAATTCCCGCCCGGCTGCCGATGAGGTCGCGCCAGTCGTGGCCGGCCGCGCGGCGCTCGGCACCCTGGTCGCGGCGAACGATGCGAGGGCGGCATGATGTGCTGGGCCTCTCGCACGGGCACCCGCCGCAACCTCGACGCCCTCGGCAGGCACGGCTGGGGTCTGCTCATCTCGCGCGCTGGCGTCTGGCGCGTAGAGGAGTGGACTTGCCCGGAGACGGGCGAGCGGATCCGATTCCGCATCGTCGCCGACAACGGCGCCTGGAGCGATTTCCAGACCGGGCGCGAGTTCGACGAGGAGGCGTTCGAGCGGTTCCTCGACTGGCTGTCGAGGCTCAGTCGGCCGGCGGAGTGGGTCGTGCTCCCGGACATCGTCGCCGGCGGACTGCGCTCACTCGACCTCTCCGTCCGCTACCTCAACCGCTGCCTATCGGTCGTGCCGCTGGTCCTGATCGCCGTGCAAGACGGCATGGAGCACGCCGACCTCGCGCCGCTGGTGGGCCCGAGCGTCGGCATCTTCCTGGGGGGCTCGACCGAGTGGAAGCTCGCCCGCATGGCGGACTGGGGTGCGTTCTGCCGCGAGCACGGCTGCCACTTCCACGTGGCCCGGGTGAACACCATCCGCCGCATTCGCATGGCTCACGCCGCGATGGCGCACAGCATCGACGGCACCAGCGCCACGCGCTTCGCTGTCACGCTGCCGATGATCGACGCAGCGGCCCGACAGCCCGACCTGTTCGGGAGGGCGGCATGACCCCGCGCGCCTACTACAACGAGGTCGATGCCTATGCCGCCCAATGGCTCCGCAACCTCATCGCGGCGGGCCTCATCACGGCGGGAGATGTCGACACGAGATCAATTCTCGATGTTCGACCTTCCGATGTGGCGGGATACACCCGGTGTCACTGGTTCGCGGGGATCGGCGTCTGGGACTACGCGCTCGGCCTCGCTGGCTGGCCCGCAGACCGTCCCGTCTGGACAGGATCTTGCCCCTGCCAGCCTTTCTCCGCGGCAGGCGGCCGAGCGGGGTTTGCTGACGAGCGGCACCTTTGGCCCTCCTGGCACCATCTCATCCGCGAGTGCGGCCCTGGGGAAGTCTTTGGAGAGCAGGTTGCAAGCAAGGACGGCCTCGCGTGGCTCGACCTTGTTCAAGCTGACCTGGAAGGATCGGGTTACGCCTTCTGGGCAGCGGATCTGTGCGCTGCGGGCGTCGGCGCTCCGCACATCAGACAGCGAAGCTGGTTCGTGGCCGACGCCTCGCGCATCGGTGGCCGGCCCGGACTACGCGATCAAGGAACGGGGCGAGAGCGGGGGATACAGCCTCGCGACGGCGGCTTCGTTCGCATCCTGGGTGACGCCGAGGGTGTCGGACGGCAAGGACGGCAATCTCTGCAGGGATCGATCGCGCGGCGTTTCGATGCCGGAGCAGGCGCAACTCGCGAGTTGGCCGACACCGATAGTGAACGACGCGACGGGCAGCCCGCACGCCTATGGCGGCCCGGTTCGGGCGGACGGTACGCGCCTGATCACCTTGAAGCTGCCGGGCGCGGTGAAGCTCGCGAGCTGGCCTACGCCGATGGCCGGGACACCGGCGCAGAACGGCAACAACGAGGCGGGGAACACGGACAGCAGCCGGAAGACGGTTGCGCTGTGCCTCACAGATGGTCCGGCGCGTATCACGGCGGCTGGAGCGATGCTGACTGGATCCGATGCCGGGATGGCAGGTGGAGGCCAATTGAGCCCGGCACATTCCCGCTGGTTGATGGGACTGCCTTCCGGGTGGGATCGGGCAGCGCCTTTGAGGGCCAGTCGCGGATCGGGATGCTCAAAGGCTACGGCAACGCAATCAATGCGGAAGCTGCGACCACCTTCATAGCCGCCTACCTCGACGTTCGGCCGGAATACCGGAGGGCGGCATGAAGCCGAACGCCTGCCACATGCCGAAACCGGCCCGCCGCAAGCCCGACCTCGACCAGATCAGTCTCGACCTGATGATCGCCGGCACGAAGGCCGCTGGCGTCCGCCGGACCCGGGCGAACGTCCGGGAATGCGCCGGGCTCCAGATCGCGATCCGCGAGGGTCTGCGCGCCGTCCTGCCGCCGGACGATCCCCGGCGCGATCCCGCCTACCCGTTCAACCAGCCCGCGGAGTAGCAGCATGACGCCCCACGCACAGAGCATGAAGCTCGCAGACGTCGACTTCCCGCTGCCGAAGTACCGGACCGGGCAGACGGTCTATCGCGCCAGCGTGAGCCACGAGACCGAGATGCTCCCGTGCCCGGATTGCCTCGGCACGCGGAAGTGGAAGGTGCTGACGCCGGCCGGAGCAGAGCTGTCGACCGACTGCATCCGATGCTGCTCGCACGGCGAGATCCGAGGCGTCCCGTCGCTGCGCCGGGCGATATGGAAGCCCCAGGTCCAGTCCCTCACCATCGGCGCTATCGAGATCCGCGCGGGCTACGGCGACCGCGATGCGGTCAGCTACATGGCCGTCGAGACCGGCATAGGCTCAGGCTCCGTGTATCGAGAGCGCGAGCTGCATGCCGATGAGGAGTCGGCACGCGCGGCTGCGGCCGCCGAGGCAGAAGCCAAGAACGTCACGCTCGACGCCGAGCCGGCCCGCATTGAGCAGCACCATTTCTTCGGCCTCCGGATCACTGACGCTGCAATCAGAGCGGCCAGCGATGCGGTGTACAACGGATGGTATCGGCTGAACTATCTGATCGACGACATCAAGCAGCAGCTTGATGACGAAGGTCTGACGCACGCGCATCTCAAGGAAGAGATCGCGCGCATGATCGAGTTCGATCGCGAATACAGAGCGAACCGCGATCCCTTCGACAAGCTTCTCGCCGCTGCGAGGCACGCCGTCGGGACTACCGACCTGCCTGCCCTCGCCGAAGCCCTTGCCGCGCTGCCGTTCGGCGCTCCCGCGGCCGCCACCACCCAAGCCGCGGAGTAGCCCCATGGCCGAGACCAGCACCATCACGCGCGAGTCGAACGACGCCCCGCAGGACCAGGGCGAAACGACCCTCTGGTACATGGAGGTCGCCGGTCCGGACGATATGCACGCCGTCCCGGACTTCTGGACTGGGCTGGCCTGGGCCGCGGAGCTGAACGCCTTCATCGCTGCCAGGGCGGCGAAGGAAAAATGGGCGGCCGACGACAACTGGCCGCTGACCCAGGCAACCATCCGGCGATGGACGTGGTCCGCCGAGCAGCATGCGACCATGCTGGCTCGCGAG